TTGTTGATATTGCCAATACGACTCATGATATCATAGATTTTGTTGATAAGAAAGGACTTACATGGTTAACATTAGACGAATCTTCAGAGTTTGAATCGGCGCCTATAAAATATTGTAATGCAGTACGGCTTATTGAAGGCCGACTTGTTCTTGGAGGGGTAGAGTATGAATCTCGCGATCTTAATTTATCTGATAGCGCTTTTCTTGTTGATGGCGAGACTAAACGAATTCAACCTATAAATATGGATCTTGGCTTGGCCGGATTTAAAGATACTTGGAATCAAGTTTATAGAAAATCACATATGCGCGGAGAACGTTATGGTTATGCTGTGCAGATTGTTGATGATATGGGGGGCTTAACTTTTGCATCCGGAGTTCCTGGGAACACAAATTTCAAATTCTTTAATAGGCGAGAAGTATTAACTGGTATATCAGAAACATTATCAAATAAATATACAGATGAGAGGCCTAATTATGCTACAGTAGCTAGTCATACCGCTGATGTAAACGATCGCACATTCGAGGCATTTAGTTATAAGGCTAATACTACCATGGGTTCAGCTCTTCTTCTTGATATTCCGCGCATATTAGATGAGAAAACTTTTTATACTAATGCTGTATATTCTACAATGACCCCAACAGGGCAGAATGATAAGCGCGATGCTGGATTTATGCATAGTTTACCAACTGATATGATTGAAAGTAGTAATTATCAATTTCAACAGGCATATGGCAATCACATATGGTCACTAGGAGCCGCTTTTACAGGCATGGATGTGAGTTTATTGCCTAGCTGGGCCAGGGGCTTCAAGATCGTGCGAACACCAGCAGCTGGGCGGGTGGTATGCCAAGGTATTGGTACGTTCGTATTCGAAGAAAGAACCGCATCGCCATGGGCTGTAAAAAAGAATTGGTTAAAGCTCATGTTTTATTCTCCAGATATAGATCCAGCTATTGGAGTAAAGGGATCTTTGTATGATGACATACTTAATAACCCTGAAGATTATGAAATACAGCTTGTAAGCCCGCTCGGGTACACTACTGCTATGTATTCCAATCATGAAGATGTTTCTGCCGCAGAAGATTTCAGCGCAGATTTATTATCCTACGCTAATATTTATTATGAGAATCAAATATATAGTCCGTGGGATGATAGCGCTCATATAGGCAGGGCATCTGGATATGTTACTTTCGGAAGATTTCGTAATTATATCGGCCTTCCTGGTTATGATAGCCAAGGCGCCGCAATATCAAATAGCACTAATCAATTTATATGGGGCATAAAATCCACAGTTATTGCCCGCAATGGCGGTCAGTTTGGTAACGGTAATGGAAGAGGTAATTTGCTGGAGCTTGAAATCGATGATACCGATACATTATATGCTTTTGATGACGAACTTACAGAGGAGGCCGGCACCTTTACTAATAATCGTGCTTTCAATGAACCTTGGTATATTGTTAATATTATAAAGGATGGAGCGTCAGTGCTTACCAATAACACTACAAATTTTGAGGATACTGGAGTATACCAAAAATTAAAGGCTTTAATAGGCGAGGGAAATGCTACCAGTACTCAAGTATTTCAGCTTGTAGATGAAAGGTTTGAAGATTACGCTGCGCAGGAGGCGGGTACAGTAAGGGCTGCTTCGCATAGATACATATTGGTAAATGATCAGAAATGGATGGATGTTACGCATGAGACTGCTGGAAATATTACAACCTGGGACGGCACTATAAATACTGGGGGCGGACTTGGTACAGGATCCTTTACTGTTTATGGCGGCACATTTTATGGAATGTATACAGTAACAGGCGATAGAATAGCTGCGCCTAAAGTAGATTGTTATATTAATTTTGATGTTGATGCTGATATAATAAATTACTATCCGGCAGCCGGTTGGGGTATTGAAGTGGTCTATAACGCTGATAGTCCGATCATTGTTTTTGGCGGAGATGTTACTGTAGGAGAAACATTTTGTGCGATTATTGATAACGAGGTTAATGGTAATCGGCTTAAATCTGAGATAGCTGCTGCAAGAAGTGATGAGCAGTTTTCTTTAAGGGGGCCAGTGCCGGCGTTTACATACACTAATGGAGGAGCTGTAGCTGGTAGTCATGTATACGATCTGCCGGCTATTGCCGTTGATCCCAATAGTAATAATGAATATGAATACCTTGGTAAACGAAATACGGACTCGGATTACATACGCCAGTGGGTTGTAGGATTCTATTGCGAGTCTAGGTCAAATATAGCTTTGGCTTATGGAGATGTGTTCCCACAACGTAATTACGTACAGAGACCATGTAGTTATGGATCTCCACTTTCTAATGAGAGTACAGAGGATTATTTTGAGAGGATCGGATTATTCGGTGGATATTATAATGATTATGGTGATGAGCATTTGAAATGGAACTATGGTGGATTTCACTTACCTCAGATGTGTAACTTTGATTATTCAAAGAAAAGTAGCAGTAGATCAACCAGTAAACCGCTTGTGGGATACACAGAGAGAACCAAATTTGATCAGAGAATACTTTATTCATTAGAGAAGCGCCCGGATGTACAGAATTCACCATCTTTGCGAACATTCCTTCCGTTTAATTATTATGATATGAAGCGTCCAGATCTTGGCGAAATAAAAATGTTATATGATGATATCAGTTCTAGGGGGCGTAATTTGTATGCTATAACAGAATCCGGCATGGCATTGCTATATACCAACAAAACCATGCTTCGCGACGTAACCAGCGCGCCTATAGGACTTCTTCAAATTGAGGGTCAATTTATACACGATGAATTATGGATTAGTGTGGGATTAGGGTGTCCGTATAGATTGAGTAGGAGTAAGTCACAAGGAACTATTGAAACAGTTGATGGTAAGTTTATGCAGGCCCTGGCTTTTGTGAACAGAAAAGGTATTATGTTATTTTACAATAATCAATTGATAAATATTATATCCAACTGGCGCGATACTTTGTTACCAATATGTAAAGGATTACCGCAAGGTATATCTTATCGCCGTACAGTAACTTGTTTTAATGAGCGTAATAATGAATTATGGGTTGATTTGGGGAACGGTGCTGGAACATATGTCTTTAACTTCTTTCAAAATAATTGGACTCATAGACTGGAGCATGAATATGAGCGAATGATATTTATGGAAAAAGGATCATTTGGGCTTTATGCAGACTGGCCATACATATTCGGCTCTGTGCAAGATAGGATATATAGTGTGGAAGAAGGTACATTTACACTAGCCAGCAATGGTGCTAATAACATGACACCTTATATAGAACTGATCATAAATCCCTCATTACATGAGTCTTGGGAATTTATAGATATGTTGATTCATGCTAACGCAATACCTAGTCAGATAACGTATGATACAACTCCTACTAACGTGTCGCCAAACATCGATACATCGCCGGCTATGAGAAATTTTAATCCTGGGTATTATTCCAAGATAGGATTACGAAACTCTGGGGCCAAGAGCGGTAAAGCATTACAGGGACCGTACCTGAGAGTAAAGATTGAATTTGATGTGTCACAGTCTACAGAATATGAGATTAAAGCATTGCGCACAGGCATTAAAAATATGATTGGTTAATGGTACATTTTATTTATAGGGTTACAAATAATATTAATGATCGATTTTATATTGGTAAACATTCGACTAATAATATGGATGATGGATATTTTGGGTCGGGTATTATGTTAAAACAAGCACTTAAGAAATACGGTAAAGAAAATTTTATTTATGAAATAATTGAATTCTTTTGTACTTCAAAAGAAGCTTACGCATTTGAAGAGGGGTTGCTAAGAGATGTATGGAATACTCCAATGTGTTATAATCAGTGTGGGGGAGGAAAAGGTGTTGGAGGCGGTAAAACGCATCCTTTATACGGAAAATCACATTCTAAAGAGACTAAGAAAAAAATGAGTGTTAGTAAAACCGGAGAAAAAAATTTTAATTGGGGACTTCGCGGTAAAAATACTTCACGTTATGGTGTAAAACATTCTGAAGAGGCTAAGAAAAAAATGAGTTTAGCAACCAAGAAAAAAATTATTTATCAATTTAATAAATTCACAGGTGTTTTTATATGTGAATTTGCTAGTCTTACTGAGGCTGCTAAAAGTGTTTCTAAAAATTGGGAATCTGCGCGAATGGCTATTTCTAATTGTGCTTATGAAAAAACCAAATCTTCTTTTGGTTTTATTTGGAGTTATGAAAAAGTAAAAAAATATATTGGATATTCAAAAATATTCGATATATTGTAATTTAATTTATTAATGTGTAAGATAAAGCAAAACGTGATGGCAAAAGCAAGAAACAACGCGATTAAAAAGAAGCAGTTAGTTGGCGAACTAGCTGATATTACAGGCATTACAGTCATTCAATGTGACTATATGTTTGATGTACTCATTGAGGTGGTTAAGAACCATTTGTTAAGTGAAGAGGAAGTAGAACTTAAACTACTTGGTCGATTCTATTACTATCAGCACGGACCTAAGCAATCTAATATGACTAAAGGCACCGTGCCCGCGCATAAGCAACTTAGATTTAAAGTGGCTGAAGGCATAGCAAGGAATATAAGAGTTCGTACCAGGGAACAATAATTTAAAATATTATGCCGGACGACATAAACATTGCTCAAGCTGGGTGGCAGGGTGCAGGTACAGGTGCCGCAAAAGGTGCAGCCACTGGTGCTGCTATAGGATCAATATTTCCTGGTGTAGGTACCGCTATAGGGGCCGGTGTTGGCGCCCTTGTCGGAGGTATAGCTGGGTTCTTTGGTAGCCGCAAACGGGAAAAGGGTTTGTATGAAGATTTAAAATCAACCGAAGCTGCGGAGGCTGGTATAACTGGTTTTGATCCGCGTCTTACGTCTTTTGAAAAAGAGCTGCGTAGAGAGAAGCGGATGGTAGAAACAGGAATGACTCCTGAATTTCAGGTAGGTAAAGATCTGATAGAAAGAGCCGGGGCTGGCGCTATGAGTGTCGCTACTCGTTTCAATAATCCTGCCATGGCCATATCATTTATGAATCAGATTCAAACAGGTATGGGAACCAATATAAACAAACTGGTTGGAACAGTTGGCGCTCAGCGTGGTACGTATATGGCCGCTATTGGAGACATAACCCAGAAATTATCGCAGCGGGAACTTGATGTCGATGTATGGAAAGCTACTCAAAAGAGGGCAACCTTTACACAAAATTTATCC